GCTGGGACATGCGGTTGGGAACCTCGATGGCAATGCGATTCCCATCCAACCCTGCATATACATACCTTGGGTTAATTGCTAGTCCAATAACCGTGACCTCCAGTGGCTCGGCTGCTGGTTCTGGGGCTGGAATTGCCGCTTCCGCTTGTGGTTCTACCTTTGGCGCAACCTTCTTCGCTGCCTGCTTTGCTGCTTTTTTCTTTGTTTTCATGGTTAGTATCCTCCTGTGCCTTGTCTAGTTACAGCTATATGCGACCCGTCCACATGGTCAATGCCAGAGATTGCGGCGTAGCGCAGAACATCTATGGGGTCTTTCCAAGCCTCCTTCAAACCCCCATCGCCCGTGTATTCAGATAGGGCTTGGATGATGTTCTCGCACTCCTCGCTGACATAGAAATGCGGTCGGTTGACCGAATCTGACGGTATAGTTGCATTAAATGACATTTTCCCGATCAAAGCCTGCAACCCATCGTCGATTTCCAAGCCGGGGGCGGGTATGCACACGATGCCCTCGTCGTTCAAATCCTCGATAATGCTACTAGCCCCATCTGCTGACTGGTACTTTGCCGCCCCAAGTCGGGGGTCGATCAGACGCTCCATGATCTCCTCGTCGCCCTCTAGGTCTTTTATGAGTTCCACATAGTCACGGATGCCGTAGCCCTGCCCCTTTGCGCCATCGCCAGCAACCCACTTGCCGCCGCGCCATTCGGCCCAATCCCCGACATCCACGCCCGGCCATTCCCTGTAGACCCAGAATGTCCCAGTCGCATCCACGGCAATCCAGCACATGAACCAGTTCTTCGCTCCCGCAGGATCGACAATATGGTAGCGCGTCACATTTTTCGTTGGAATAGTGTCGGGAGATACCACATTTACCTCCTTGTTAAACTTGGGAAATTTGGTGGCGTGGGACTTAACCGGAACCCCGTACGCGCGAATTAGGATCTCCTCCCTAGGCCTACCAACCAAAGTCTCCTTAATCCGCTCGTAGCCACCGAAAGGGTTGTCCTGTGAGTGAAAGTAATGGACGCTAGCATTGCGCTTCTTACTCCGCTGGACATAGGGGACAAGCTCACCATTTAGCAGTTCAGCCTCGCGGCTCTCTATGCTGGTTGCTCCGTCTAGGTATTCCTTGATTACCTCCGTGTACCCGTCAATAGGCGTGAAGGTCAGCAACAGCTTTGCGTTGCGGGTTGCCAGTCGAAACCGCAGGGTGTTGATCAACTCAGGCCCAAGCAAATACTCATCCAGCCAAACGCCCACATTATGCCAATTAGGAGAGCGAGAACCCAACTCCGCTCCCTCCAAGATGGTCGGGTTGTTCTGATACTGGGAGTAGGTCTTGAATATGATCTGAGAGCCGTTGGGTAGGATGAGCGATGAGTCGGTAAAGCCATTCTTCTTCGTGTAGCTAATGTATGTCCCGGAGGATGTCTGCTTCGTGCGTAGCTCCGCTGGAAGCCAGTCCCACACGGCACTCTGCTGCTGGCGTATGCTCACCTCGGATGTCTGTGCGAAGCACATGATCTCGGCGTTGGGGTTCTCAATAGCAGCACGCACCACGGAGAACGCACCCCACTGCGTCTTGCCGCTGCGGTTGCCGCCTAGTGCCACAATCTCGTTTACCTCCTGCAACTGATCCTCTGCCTTCGCCCAGTGGGGGAGTCGGAAGCCAAAGCGGTACGGGTCGCGTTCTGCGTTGTCTACGGCTTCGTGATAGACCCTGTGAAGCTCCACAAGGTCAGCAGGTTCCATGAGGGAGATTTCCTCATCGGTCGGCGGGGAAAGGATCTGGTGCGTGCGCCACTTCATTTTGTCTTATATGCGTCCGTTTCCATGAGGATGTCGATTATCCGATAGACGCTTCCGCATTCAGGGCATCCAAATGCATCATCCTCTGGAGGGAGTGAACCTCGGTTGCCGTCAATAAAATGAAGTTCGCGATGCCTGTGGCAGTACCTACATATGCCTATGTGTGGCTCAATGTGCTTCTCCAGCACCACATTCCAAACCTTGGCGTTGAACTTCTCGGCCAAGTACGAGGCGTAGGATAGCGTGTGGCACTTGTGCTGGATGCCGTCATGCTCGACCATGTAGTGGCGAACGAGGTTGCCACCGTCCTTGAGGTGGTCTGCGTGTCTCGACTCTGGTTCTGGGATCATGCGACAATTTCAGCCTCGACTGCCTTCGCCTTCACCTTGCTGGCAATGCGAGATTTAGCCTCTGCGATCATCTTGGCGGCATCGTCGATAGATGCACCCTGCCTGTGTTCCACGACCGCAGTAGCCATACCAGAGAGTTGCATGGACTTGTCCGTGAGGACTCCCACGGTGATCGCCAGTCGGTCTGGGGAGATGTTCTTGAGTTGTTCGGGATCGTCGAACAACTGGTCTGCCTTCGCGAACAGCAAGTCCGTGTAGGTTTCAGCAGCCATCGCATATTTCTGCGAGAACTCCTTACGCTTCGTCTCCAGAGTGTCAGAATGCCGCCACATGAGCGACCGCACGGTGTCGCGGGCAAGCCCGGTGATCTCGGATGTGGATTTGATGCTCTTGCCCTGTGCGAGCAGCCAGAGGCATTTCGCCGCCGCCTGCGGGTTCCAAAACTCCACACGCTGCCTGTTGCCGTGTTCCTCGGCTCGGCGCATGACCTCTGCGAACCATTCTTGATCTGGTTCCGCGGTTAGTTTCTCGCTCATTGGTTATTTCGGATTGCGAATAGACTTGATGATGTCGCTTTTTTCTTTGTCGGTGAGTTTGCGTTTAAGGTTTTTCTCTGCCTCTTCAATCATTAACTGAATAATTTCAGAAGAGTCATCAATGTCGTCGGTAAAATCTCCGGGGAATAAGTTCATCGTTTTGAATAGTTAAACACACCATTACTCAAAGTCAATCGAGTAATTTCATCTCCAGCACCAGATGTACCCTCAACAAAAGCCTCAGTATTGTTTACAAACTTCAAGAAGTTGTCAGCGGTTAGTTTAGAAAAGTCACCATCACTGGCGTATTTTTTTATGAAGTTCTTGGTAATGTCAAGGGATGAATGACCAACTGCCTCGTTCTTAATGGCATTCCAAGACAACCAATGCAACCCACCGGGGTCGGCGTGATTTCCAAGCAATTTCTGCATTGCGGGAGACGAATCAATCGCAATTTGAGAAACTCTATCCATTGCAGAATACAGCATCAAGCTAAACAATGACTGGTTATTTTCTAAAGTTCCATAGTTTTTGTAAATTCCAATTTTATCAACTGGAACATTTTTGGATTTGCCTTCGTATTTGAAGTATTCTCTTGGTGTTTTTGCTCCAGTTAACTTCATTGCATCATCGAGATACATGTCAACAAACCTCCATCTATCTAGCACATTTCCCTTAATGCCAAATGTAAGTCCAATAAAGCTTTGCACCTTATTCTTAATGCCAGTTGCACCGTGACCAAGCGTGTTAAATGCGTATCGCATTTTTACTGGATCGCTATTTTGATAAACATCTGAAACCTCATTCCATCTTCCATTGTGTTTGCTTAGCATCAAGTAGAAGCTATTAGCATTAGATGTAGCGTTCTCACCCAGCTTCCCGTATGTGCCAACGGTTTCTGTCCTAGCACTAGAAACGATGTTTTTCCATTGGTCTGGAGTTAAGTTAAATGTGCCATCAATGGATGCCTTGATTTGATCCATGACCTTTTTGTTGACAATCATTCTCATCCACAACGCTTCTTGTTGTAATGGTGGTAATTGTTTAGATAGCGTACCCCAAAGGTGGTGTAGTGCTGTAATCAACTCTGGTGGTCTACCTTTAATAAGGTCTCGCATTTCAACCACAGCATCCAATCCAGACATAGCAGATTCACGAATGCCGGGTACTGTTTTGTCTCCATGATAACCACCGCTTAACAAAGCGGCAAAGGCATCTGGGTCATTTAACATAACTCTTAATGACGATGGTGGAATTAACACATCTCCAGCCACGCCAGATTTTTTCATTATTTCTGCATACCCGCGAGTATCTACAAACTTAAACGGGTCGTTTTCTATATCTTGAACGGCAGAATTGATTTTCTCCAAAGAATCCAAAACATTTGCCGCTGCGACCTGTTGCTTTTTGACCTCCTTAGGATCATTGGATGGTGCTTGAGAAGCACTTAATGCGTTTCCTATCAGGTCTTGATTCTGCACCGAAAAGTCTTTTGTTTTCTCAACCTTAATGTTTGGCAACGGGGTTAGATAGTTTCCTTTTAAAATTCTAAGCGGCCCATCCATTACTTTCCAAGGATCATCCTTGCCAGTTCGAGCAACAAACTTAGGAACACTTTTTGTATCGGTGGGCAAATTGGATGATTTAATCTCAACATTCTTTCTGAGTTCACCCAAAGATCCAATTGGTACGCTAACCCCCTTGTCGCCATCCACATCTTTCTCTGGCATAAACCTTGCATCGGATGCACCTTCGGTCATAACCCAATCAGGAAGCAAACCAGTTTTCTGTGGTGCATATTGAGTGTCAGCACCTGTTGCAGTTTTGTTAAATTCCGCAAATGGGCCAAAATTAACCCATGAGTTTTGACCCCTAGTCTCAGCAGTCATTGCCGGGCGAGCTTTGTCGGAATACATGGCAGAATGTGATCGCCATGCGTTTTCCTCACCATCTGCTCGGAATCCAACACCCTCTTTAATGTGTCCAAAGTAATCATGAACAATTCGGAACACATCATTGGCGAGCATCGGATGTCCATTAATAACTTCGCCCGTTGGCTGCATTAGTGGGTTGCCGCTAATGTCGATCCCAGCAGATTCAGTACCACCGAACCCACTTGCTGTTGGGAAGAACCACAAATGATTGTTGTCCTTTACATCAATCAGTGCCAGTCGAGGGCTTGCTGCATATGGATCTGGAGATCCAGCAGGAATCGGCTCAACCTTTAGCCCCGTCTTCTTGATTGCCTCCCACTGGTCGAGAGTCTCCTTGATCATCGCATCATAAGACTCTTTGACCTTTGGATCATTTGGATTGTGAGCCATTTTTTCGTACTCATCCGCAATCCGTTTAGCTCTCTCGGTATCTACTTTTGCGTAAGTTCTTGGTGGGTTGTAATCAATTCCAGCAGAACGCGCATATTCCGCCGCAATGGAGCGAGCGGTTTCGTTAGGGCCAAAGGTATATTTCCCGATTCCGGGAACCGTTACTGTTGCGGGTAATCCAGCGAGAGGGATGCTCTGATCGCCGGGACGACCCTGTGGTTGAAGCTGCTCAGTGCCTCTAGATAGTCCTCCTTGTTGTCGTAGTCCTTCTCCTGTGGCTTCTGATCCGCTAACGCTTGCGCCGCTGGGTTGAGTTTGTATTGTGGTTGGTTGTCTTTCATTTACGGGCCTTTCTTGGGCTTGATTTGTACGCAATGCAACACTTTTTTGTGGTTCTGGCTCCATCCACCCGATAGCATCCGCTGGATACGACTCCAGCATCGCCTTGGAGGTGATGGGAATCAGCTTCTCATCCATTTCGTTGATCGCAAACATCCGCTTGCCGTCTGCCCATCGTCCTTGAGCCTCCTGTGCGTTGGCTACGGGGTTGAGGTCTTCTGGGGAGACACCCTCTGGCATCGCTCGCTGGGCTTCTGGCATGCGGACTTGACTCACTGCCTCGTAGCTAAACGGCATGGCTGCGTACTCCTCTGGGGCCATTGGGACTGCCTTGCTAACGCGATCTGCGCGGTAGGTGCGGTAGACATTGTCCTTGCTCTTAATGCCATCTTCCAGAAGCATCGGGTTGAGGACTGCCTGCTCCTTTTGGTTGAGCAGGCCGAACATGGTGTTGATGAACTTCTTGCGCTCATCGGCCTCAACAGCACCATACTTTTGCTTGAAGAACTCAATGCTGTCCACGCCTTGCTTGTGGTAGTCCATCATCGCCTGCGTGTCCCGCAGGATCAAATCCACATTGCCACCATACAGCTTCTTGCCGCGCCTGTCCTGTGAACGTTTCTGGATATTCTCATGAAGCTTGGTTACAGACATAAGCCCGAACAGCAAGTTGCCGTCCTTGGAGATGGTGACAGCGACTGGAACCGTGTCGCGTAGAGTAGCACCCTGCGGCTTGTAAACAACCTTCCCAGCCTTGTTTCTGGTTGTCGCGGGGAAGTTGATCATGACCACGCGATCTCCAGCACCCTTGCGGATCAGCTTGTTCATCTCGCGGATGATACGCTTCTGCTCTGGGTTGTACTTGTTCTTGGCGAACATCTCGGTGAGGACATCGTTGGACAACCATCCGGGCTGGAATTGCCCCTCGTCATCCACGTGTGCCTCACCCTTCTCTGGGGCATAGTTCTCTGCCCTCTTCCTCCGCATCACCTCAACAGCGGTAAGCCCTGCAAGCGCACGCGAAAGCTCTGTAGCCCTATCCAGTGCCACAGGTTTGCCGTCCTTCATGATTGGCTTGTTGGCATCGTCAACCTGCACCAGCGGGTGAAGAAGCTCGGCATCAATGCTGTCAGATGGGTTGAGAAGGATCGGCGCACCAGAGTCTGGCTTGTCGCTCATGAGAGGGTCAAATTGCCCCGGCACAAGCCCGGCACTGCGCCTGTTCATGTCGCGGAACATCTTGCTGGTGATTGGGTCACGCTTGACTCCCTCTGCGTCTAGGATGCCGTTTCCAGTCACCCACGCACCATTCTTGTCGATCATTCCGCCGCTCTTGAAGTGGAGGTCTTTGAGGACTGGAATCCTCGGCAGGACGGTCTCAAGGATTGATCCAAGCTTGCGCCTAGCAGCACCACTGGAGGCAACCGCTCCAAGCTCGCCACTTTCCGCCATTGCTGCGTACTGATCAGCGTGCTTCTCGATGAAATACTCAACCGCAATCTTGTCGAGCGGGTAGATGGCATCTCTCTCGGCGTTGGACATGCCCTCAACCCCAAGACGCTTGTAATAACCATCGCGGAATGCCTCGAAATTAGGGTCTAGTTTACCATCCCTAGAACGGAACAATCCACCAACCGTGTTGTTCTTGGTGTCACCTAGGAACAGGGCGGCGATGCCGGGTTCCATGTTGTTCTTGATGACCGTGTGGTGGAGCGTTTCGTGTGCAACCAGTGCCTTGATCGGGTTGGTTGAATTAACATTGATAACTGCCGTGTTGGTGTTGGGGTCGTACCTGCTAGCAC